GGTGTCTGAGGCCTGTTTGAAGTCCATTAGATTACCTACCTCAACCCCATGGAGAACGCGCCCCTGTCGGCCTCCTATGGCTTCTGAGAAGGATTGTCGGCCAGCTCTGTGCGTGTGACCTGAGACGATATTGACCCCCATACGCCTAGATGCTTCCATCGCAGATGCTCCGCCCATTGGCTTGATTGGAGTGTGGTCACCATGGACTGCGTACCAGCCAGTAGTTAGCTGCAAAGGCTTCTTATGAAAGGTAATGCCAAGCTCATCGAACTTCATGAACTTCTCAAAGCGTAGTTCTGGAAGGCTTAGGAAGCTGGGTATCTTCCGCATAATGACATTGTAGAGTCGGTCAGTATGATTCGATCTGATGCAGTCTGTGACCCCAAGCTCCCAGAGCAAGTCCACGCATCGGTCTCTATCGTCTCCAAGGCTTTGAGAGTATTCCTCAGGTGTTCCCATTGACCACTTGCTAATTGTTTGGAAGTCAATCTCGTCTCCAATAGTGACTGTCTGGTCTGGCTTAAATGTCTTAAGGAATCTAGCTATGTTCTGTGTTACATGGACATCTTCGAAAGGCACTTGCAGGTCTGACAGAATCACTATCTTCTTCATCTAGTCCTCATCATCCTCATAGGGTTTAGGCTCTAGATCATTAGGGATACTAGGCAATATCCAATCAGGATAAGCACTAGGTTCTATGATAATTGCAAGGCATAAATCTACTGAAAAACCTGCACGGCGTAATGACTTATAGAACTCGTTGAGTCCTATTGCATACGCATCTAACGCGCTGTAGTCCTGTAGTTCTATTGCCTTCTTACGAGCCATGAGATTATTTTCCCTTGAGTAGTAGCTCCAGCATTGCTTCGACACGCACTAGGCGGTCATTCATTGACGAGCCTGAATTAGGCTTAAGCTCCGCTAGGTAGTGCAATATCACGAACCGTAGGAGAGCAGCAGTTCCAGTCAGAACCGTCGCGCTGATGGCTACAATCGCAGCCCAATCCTGATAGCTCACTTCTTGTCGATGACATCTACTGCGGCTTCGACTGCATCAACGGCAATATCGGCAATTGACTTCTTAGCACGGTATGACTTAATTGCTGCACGAACTACAGGGATGGCAATAAGACCTAAACCTGCGATAATTGCTGCTTCCATTATTTGCCTCCTAGCATCGGGATATTAAAGAACGAACCATCTGTGTCACCTTTTGTAGTGAAACTAATATGGCAATGGTGATTGTGCGGGTTGCTTCCAGAATACTTGCGCCAGCGCCAGCCCATGCGAGAGCTTGCAATTCTTCCCTCGAAGATGACATAGGCAATTCGCTTATCTCCTGCCTTGGCAGCGAGTCTAATCTGATCCGCAATATCAGGCATGAGGTCGGGCTTGGCTTTTCCAGAGACATCTCTATCGACATCAATGGCGCGAACAATCCCAGTCTGTGCATCAGGGTTGTGATCACTAGGACGCGCTGAATGGCGTGTGTCGCCAATCCATCCATCGGAATGACGGTCTCTGCTAGGAAAGGTGTCATCGAACTGCTCCCTCAACTGTTGACCAGCTTTGCATAGAACTGGTTTCATGAGAGTAGGAGTTTTGCTTCTTCCGCAGTGATACCTAAGCGCTCCAATAGTGCTGCTTTAGCATCTGCATCTGTTGCAGCCTTTGCATCAGAATCAGCTTTGCCTTGAGCTAGACGATCTTGCTCAGACTTAATCTCTGCATATTCTTCAGTAGTAAGCTCGCGCTCAATTACTCCGTCTACGTTGATTTCTGTGACTGTATTACTTTGCGTAGCCATAAACCCATACCTCTCCTGTTATGTTTCCTGCATCTGGGAACATTGTGAAACCATCAAAACTAGAAGCTACTTTGTGCGCTCCGGAAAAGTTGTCGATATGAGTTTGGTTATAGCTAGATACGGTTGCATATCCTGTATTGGCTGCTAGAAATGGGCTCCACATATCTGTAGCAAACCATGATAAATCTGTATTCCATGGACCCATAACTGAGCTTGTTTGGTTTGTCGCTGATTGCCCGCCGACGCTTGTGGACTGAGCATAGAGCCGCTGGAAATTATAACTTGAAGCGGTGTTGTCTGTTGTGCCTGATCGCATACGCAAACGCACTTCGCCCAATGTAGGGCTAGAGCCTGAGACTTTCACTAGAATTCTGTAATTATCGTAAGTGCTAGAAAAACAACTATTAACGTTCACAACTGAAGTTGAAGTAAAAGTACCCTTTTGGATAAATACAAGTCCAGCGCTTCCACCAGCGGCAGCCCATTTAAGACCTGTTGCAGCGGTTGAGTCTGCTTTTAGGAAAGCGTTGTTTGCACCAATTGCTAATCGCGCAGGTGTGTCAGCTGCGGTTGCTGCGATCAGATCGCCCTTAGCGTCCACAATTGCGTTTTGGATTGCGTTGGCATCGTCGCTCGTGACCCAAGTGAAATCCATGTTTGTGTTGCTTGCCTTAGATAGCACTTGACCTGTTGTGCCACCTTTAAGATCAGCCAATGAAGTGTCAACAGCTTGACCAAATACCTCAAAATCTGCTGGCAAGTCTGTGACTAAATCCGTCGAGGTTGGCATTTGCCAGCCAAAATTGCTTGTCGGGTTTGTCATTGTGTCTCCTTCTTAGGTGACAATTGTCGCACGCGCCCAGTCGAGTGTTGGCGACACGCCCGACCAAGTAAATGCAGCTGAGATTTCGTCCCATTGCAAAGCCTGCAATGAGTAAGCCACTGGTGAAATGTTAAGAGTGATCGAGAGTTGGTTGTACGACGCCTGAAATGACCAGCCCTCAACAAAGCCCTGAAAGATACCGCCCATGTTTGCTGGCAGGTCATTGATTGCCAATGCCTCACCCATAAACACGCCAATGAGGTTGTCACGGTCGCTGTCGTCTAGCTCTGGGTTTGTCAGGTCAAACGTGATCTCACTAAAGATTGCCTGCGGTGTTTTGCGCAAGTCTAAATAGAAATTTGCCTGTTGAGTTGCATCAGCTGCGTTGTGCAAGGTTGTCGAAATAATCTGGGACAACGTGCCGTATTGCAAAATCGAGTCTGCGTCGCTGGCACTTTGCTCTGCACTGCTGGTTGCACCGTATTGGATAGTCAGGTTATTGCGTACGTCGCCTGCTCTGGTTTCAACGCGCAAACCAGCTGCGCGTGCTTGGTTGGCTGTCAATTGCACATAGCCATTGTTTGACAAATACAAACTGCGGTGTGTAGCTGAGGCATAGCTAATGCGCCCAAATGCGTCCTCGTAAATGTAGCCAAGACCTGACGTTGCATGCTTTGATACCAAAGAATAAACGTCTGTGCGCTCACTAGATCGCGCAGCTAACTCATAATCACCAGGGCGGTCGATGTCACCTAGACCAACATTTTCTGCTGTTGCCCATGTTGTCGTTGGGTCGTACGTTGCCCACGTCAAAGCTGCTGGAACTTCCGCCCAAGTGTTAAGCAATAGGTCTGACAAAATTGTCCAGATTTGATTGCCGTCAAAATCTTTAGATAGCACGCCATTTGTCAATGCTTTTGGCAGACGAGACAACGCGCCAAGTGCTGTGATGCTGTATGTCTGGGTGAACATTGTGCTGCCTACGTCGCGTACCTCAACGGCAATGTCAACGACTGTCCCACCAAAGATTGGGACGTATGAGCTTGATGTGTCCTGCACCTGCACTGAAATGGTGCTGTTGATGTTGACAGGTATTGTCGCTTGATTGACGTCTAGCAGCTGCAAATTAACATAACCAGCTTGCGCCTGCTCGTAAATGTTTGTGCGACCTGACCTGATTGTTAGGTTAGCCAAAACGGCGTCAGTGTATGAAACGCCGTCGATCTCTACCAGCCAAACTGGCGTCCACTGGGTCATGCTATTTGCAGGTTAGTTGCGCCGCCTGTGCCGCGATAGTAGCTGTTGTTTAATGTGTCAACGATTGTGCGTGCTGTGCCTTCCTTATCAAACGCCCCAGTCACGGTGAGGTTGATTGTTGTACCAGCACGGTCTTTTTCCTCACCCATACGGAAACTGCCAGCATCAAATGAACCAATGCCGCTAGACGTCGCAGCGGCAGCGGTCGCAGCCACTTTTGCAGCTGTTGAAACACCGCCACCGCTTGACGTGGTCGTTGCGCCACCGCCTGACGGTGCTGAAATCTTTGGAATAGTCGTCGCTGTTGTTGGCACTGTTGGTGTCTTAATTGTAGGCACGCTAACCGTCGGTGTTGAAATCTTGCTGACGTTTGGTATGAACGGTATTGCGTTGTAGGCAGAAA